GTAAGGTCTTTATGCCAATTTTTTATTGATTTAGATTGTTTTTTAGCTACATCATAAGCCTTCTTACCATACTTTGCTATAATTTTAGCGGCAGGTACTCCCATAGCTATTAATCTTAGTATTGCAGGCATTAAAACACTCCTTTGAAATATTTCTTTGCAATGGTTCTGGAATTAACTGATCCACCTTTGTTGTATCCTGTAATTTTTTTCTTAGCGGCTCGTAATCCTACATCCGCCGCACCAGCCAGAGTAAAGGGCATTGCAGCTAACATAGCTCCTGTGGTTTTAAGACCAGCTTTTACTGGGCCGTATTCTGATTTTAAACCCTTTCCGAACTTTGGATTCAATCCTAACGCCTTTGCGGTCTTAACCCATCTTCCTCCCCATTTCTCTACTTTTTTCTTAACATCTTTCTTGTATCTTTTATCTACAGCCTCTTTACTTGCTGCAGTGCGTTGATCTATGTCTTTTTTCTTTTTCTTTTTCTTTTTTTTATACAAATCAAGTCTTTTTGTCATTAAAACACTCCCTTGAATTTTACTTTCCTAGCTTGTGCCGGATATTGTCCACGAGAGACAGAGCCACCTGTGGAGTAGCCTTTGACCATACCGCCTTTTGCTCTCTCTTCAAAATCTAGCTTTTTTATGTCTCTTCTTCTAATTTTACCCATGCCTTTAGTGGTCATACCCATAGCTTCAGCATATTCTTTTTTCTTTCTTTCTGCTCTTTTTTCTGGTTTTTCCATAACGACACTTTTAATAGCTTCCTTAATATCTCCTATAATTCCACCGGGTTTAAAATATTTTCCTTTATATTGACCTTCTCCTCTAAACTTCCCTTTTGTAGCTTGTGCCCTACCTTCAGAAATAGCTTGTCGCTTTACTGCTTCTTTTGCACTTACTCCAGGTGTTCTTGTCAACATGCTTGTTGACTTTCTTTTTCTTCTTTTTTCTTTTTTTCTAAAATCTTCAGCCATTATACTATTCCTCTCATAGTGTTGCTCAGTTCTTTTGCTCTTGATGGTGTTTGCTTTGCCCAACGTGAGTCGAGCATTTCGGAACTCGCTGTCTTGTAATTAGGTGGACTCTCCTTTAGTGCAGCCCACATGTTCTTGAACTTTGATACACCGGTAGGGCCTAGCTGAAACACCATTTCAATTATCAGTCCCTTTGCCGTATCACTTATTTCGCATCCGTCATAGAGTTTGGATGCACCATTCTTCGCTTTATCGAAGTCCTTGTCGAATACCTTGTTAAGTTCGACATTTGAATACGTCCATCCGTCCACCCAATGATCTTCCACGCAGAGGTGTCCGTATCCGATAGTCCTTTTGTTTAGGGTATCCTTGTAGACCTTGTTTCTAAAGCCCTCGTGTTTCTTGATTCTGTTTTTTACCGCTTCCATACCCAGTAACTTCCTGTACTTCCTGTCGCCTGCTGTGGAACGTAGTCTTGGTGATGCTGCACGAACCATCCTTGACGTAATCGCAGCAAGGCTTGTGAAGTCGAGTCAACCAAGTCATCGTTCTTTGAATTGGGGAATGACGCACACTGTGCAATCACATCCTCCGCCCAATCCTTGTCCGGTGCCCATACCTTTCCAGACTCCAGTATCGGAGTGATGGAATGAACTCTGGATTTCTTGTCCTGCTTCTTGGGGTTGTAGGGCGTGATGGGTATGCCCATTCTTGACAGTTCCTGTACAAGGGACAATCCACTCGCCTTCGCCTCAATGATGACAAGATCGGGGTTGTGTTGGTTATATTGCTCAACGGCAACCTTCTTCAGTTCGGGAAATTCCCAACGATCCCTCTTGGATCCCAAGAGTATCGCATTGGATTCACCACTGTCGTCTATGAAGATTCCCCATGTGGTACAAGCCGAGTAGTCCGAATTCTTGTTGGACGTATAGGCCGTGTCCCATGACTGCAAAATGTAGTCGCATTGGGGAGGATCTTTCTTTTTCCATGTCTTCCACCACCAACGCTTCATGATGTTTCCTTCCTCAACGGAAGGTTTCTGTGCGTAGAGTGAAGCCCACTCCCTCGAACCCAGCGTCTTCTTGATCTCGCCTAAACGAGTAAGGGGATAGGCTTCATCCCACAAGGCTTCGCCTTCCTTCTTCTTCAGAAGTTTGGCTGCCCTCTTATCCAGCACTGCTGGAAACTCTATGACTTCCCATCCTTCGTGTTCCGTCTCTTTCAATACCCATCCTGCGAGGTCATCCTCGTGCCATCGTGTCTGGATGAGGACAACGCTTCCACCGGGCATGAGCCTAGTATACGCAGTTGACCTGTACCAATCGAGTAGGTTAGAACGCATGGCGTCACTGTCGGCATCTTCCCTTCCCTTAATGGGGTCATCAATGAGCAAGAGGTGAGCACCACGACCAGTAATAGCACTGCCAGCACCGACCGCATAGTAGACTCCCCCCTTTGAGGTGTTGAAACGCCTCATGCTTGAGGAATCAGTTGCGAGTCCCACATCGGGAAACAATTCCTGATAGTGAGGGTCTTGCAGTTGGTTTCTCACTTTACGTCCGAAGTCATCGGCCAGTTCCTGCCCGTAGGTGGAACAAATGATGAACTTCTTCGGATTTCTGCCCAAGTACCAAGCGGGAAAGAACTCTGATGTCAGAATCGACTTTCCGTGTCTCGGTGGCATGAAGATCGCCAATCGCTTGATCTCCCCCCTCTCCACAGCCTCCAGCTTACTAGCCAGTAGCTTGATGTGGGGCGGGGTCAGATAGGACTCCATCTGGTATTTTGCATATCCCAAAAGGGTGTCCCTCGCCTTGTCCTTGCCCTCCATCTCCTTGAGACGTTGGACGAGCATTTCGATTTTTGCGACTTTCTCCCCGACACTGCTTGATACTTGCGACATGTCTTAGCCGATCTTTATCCGCTTCGGTTTCTCCTCTTCGGGGACGTTCCTCTTGAGATTAACCTTGAGGATTCCGTCCTCCATGTTGGCCTTGTCCACCTCCATGTGCCTGGACAGGTGAAACGCCCTGAAGAACTTGCGTGAAGCCAGACCCTTGTGGACGTAGTCCACGTCCTTCTTGGTTGACTCCCCCTCGATCTTGAGGACATTCTTCTCGATGGACACGTCAATGTCCGCCTTCTTGAAGCCTGCCACGGCCAATTCGAGTGTGTACTTGTCGTCCGACACCCTCTCTATGTTGTAGGGTGGATAGTCCGACTTGCCTGAATAGTTGTCAAGCATGTTGAACGCATCATCGAATCCAAGAAACATGTTTCTCAAAGGACTCGGAATGCTGTATTTGACTTGCTGATTTGTCATGATATACCTCCTTTTCAGCGAGTTATCCCAGCCCTCCATGGGCACTGGGTATTCATGTATCCCCTTCCCCCCTAGTTAATCATTACACGGCATGTGGCCATTATGGATGTTATCGAGTCTGATGATTATGGGGGGTGGGGGTAATAGTTATTTTTTATGGTGTTAGGATTCTTAGTGATTCTAGGAAACCTTTCAAAGTATAGCCATAGCTATAACTGTTTAGACTATTGCTCATTAGTTTAGTTTACTCTTATCCTTTTCATCCATTTGTATTTGTATTCCATCATCGTTGAGTGATGTAATTAACTGTATGATTTGTTCCTTGATAAGTTTTGTTGATGTTGGATTGTGTGATATTGTTTCACTACGACTAGATACTCCACCCAAAAACATTACGTTGAATATCTTTAATGCATCAGTAACACTGTTGACTAATGCCTTCAGTTCACTTGCAGACTCAATAGGTTTTAGTAAGTCTTGCTTGAGTGTTGTAACAATCTTCTTCAAAGCTAGATGTGATGTGTCTTGAAGGTCATTCATAATCGAACTCATTTTCTCTTCTCTACTAATCTGTTGGTTAACAATACGTTTACTAACTTTCTCTTCTACATCGCTTTGCATTTCCAAAGCTAATTGTTTCCAATTGTTTTTGTTCGCCCACGACCACATTGTATTCAAGTGTGGTATCGAAATAGATTTAGACTCAATCATCTGCTTGTATTTGTGAGTGAGTTGTCGATGTAATTCCCTCACTGATCTGTTGTACTTTGGCATCGCCAAGTAAAGATTCAATACTGTCTTGTAGTCTAAACTGTTCTTACGCATTACTTGTTACTCTCTTGTTTGTTAGTGTTATTAACTTTGTTTACATCTTCTAAACTTATTAAGATTTGGATTGCCATTGCGACATTCTTAAAAGGTAATTCTTGTAATGTATTTACGATTGATTGGATTTGTTTTACTGAAATCTTTTTATCGCTGTTACTTTCCATTTGGTTTTCTGTTCAGTTGTTCAATGTGTCGTTGTGTTTGTATTCCTTTGATCACGCCTAACTCTATCTTGCCATTAGTCTTGGGAACGAACTTGGAATACTTGTTGTGTAAATAGTTTATGAGATCAATGTTATCCAATAGCATTTGTTCTAGTTTGTTTATCTTACCTTCAGCGATAGCCAATCTCTTCTCTAACTCTTTTTCCATAATTGATTTCTTTTCCTTTTCCCCAAGATATAACTTTTCTTTTAATTGGCTTACCAATACCATTGAGTCTTGTAACTGTAACTCTAATTTATTTATTCTATTGAAGGCAACAGTTAGTTTGTATCGTAACTCATCTACTAAAAGTTTAAAATCATTAGCCATATGACATTATATATAAGAGTATTATTTGTTGTCCTTCTTCAATGGAATATCCTTTGGTTTTTTATTCTCTTGATGTGAACGAGGAACAATTAGATTTTTTAGTTTAGGTTTTATTGGAAGGATGAGATTGTTTTTTTTATTTCGCTGAAAATGAATTCGCTTCATATTATTCTGTAGTGCAGACGTACGACACCATTATGGAATTTAATTTCTAGGCAAAGTGTAATGATATTTTTTCATCTGTCTAGATGTACAAAACTATAACAATATAAGAACATTTAATAAGGTAAGATCACACCACCAATGTCTGTTTCATTGCTGTACGTTGAGATATGAGGGTTTTTATTTAGCTTATTTCCTAGATATCCAACAGATATTTTAAATAATGGCAGATTTCTGCGATAAATAATTCCAGCTATAAATAACATTATTGTTGTAAACTATGTTGATATGGTTATAAATTAATGAACATTTAAAAAAAAGGAATTTTATAGAAAAATTTTTATAGGTGGAGGTTGTTTATTCCCTCTCTGACATAAAAAAATATTCGCTACCCATAGTCTTGATCTTGCAGTAAATTTGGCTCTGTCAAATTCTTCATAAACGTGTGCTGTCTGTATCAATTGTATTACCTAATGAGAACTTTAGCTGTGGGCGATCTAGCTTACGCTGT